ATAAAGAGGTTTAGTGCGTCAATTAATAATACTCTTCTATTCTTCATACTCCAACTCGATGCCTAAGTCTTTGAGGATTTTTTCAAGTTCCTCGTTTAACTTGTCTTCATCGTCGGAGTTAACGTAGTTGTGTTCTTCGAGAGCGGTTATGTAGTAAAGAGCTTCTTCGATTAAATCTTTCTTCTCTTCTAACTTCTCTCTAAGGCTTGCAAGATCTTCCATAGTGGGTCCTCCTTTATCTTTTAGAACATAACTATGTTTGATTTTTGCTTTTTACCTCCGATGATTGAGTTACTTTATCAGAGTGAGAGGGGAAAGTCAAGAACTTTTAGTGGTGGTGGGTGTATTTTTTCTTTTTGTATTTCTTATACTTTTTATACTTCTTGTGCTTTTTCTTGTACTTCTTTTTGAAATACTTCTTCTTGTACTTCTTCTTGTACTTCTTATACTTTTTCTTGTGGTGGGTGTGCCCCTTGTACTTGTAGAAGTGGCTGTGGTAATCGTTGCTATGGGTATGCCAGTAGTGGTCATAGTATTCATAGACAACATAGTACGAGGGGTATGCGATGTGATACTCTTCGTACTCATAGTGCGGGTTGTGAGATTTAGTAGTGGGGTGGGCGAAAGCGCAGCCCGAGAAGACTGATAAGAATAAAGATAGGGTGATGATTCTTTGCATGATTAAAACCTCCGTTCTCTTATTAGACGGAGACTATATTCATTTATTCATCTTTTTCTTCATAAAAGTCTTCGGCTTTGCCTAGACGCTTGTCGAACTTCTGGATTACTTCCTCGTCCATAACATCGTAGACGCGCTGTTTGAATACTGGGTCGGTCATCTTCTCGTCCCACTTGGATGGTTGGAACTTTACAACTTTGCCGTCACCCATCTCCAAGGAATACCAAGCACCAGCACTAGTCATATAGTTTGAGCCCTTGATAGCCTCGAATAAACTTTGGTCGTCTTGGACGCCGATGTCGTCGGTGCCCCATAGAATCTTAAAGTTACATTGCCGACCTTGAGTTCCGAACCTGCTCTTCTCCAACTTGACCTTGACCTCAGAGCCAATACGGAAACCGCTGTCGTCAAGGACGAAAGAAGCCTTAGCCTTTCTACCTGTAAGCCAGACACGCAAAGAATATGCGTAGATCATAGCCTTGCCGCCGGGAGTGACGTAGGGGGTAGTCATCGCCTCGCTTGGGCTTCTGGTAATGTTGCTCTTCAATTGATTGAGCACCAAGAAGGTTGATTGGCTGTTAGCAATCGGTACAGTCAACTTGGACATACCCTTAGCTAAAATCCTTGCCTTTACTGCCATGGAAGACTGTGGATTAAAGTCACCTTCCACGTCGGAAATAGCAGGTGTAAGAGCAAGAGAATCCCAGATGAAAAGCATACGATTTTCATTGTTAGCCAAAAGATCCTCGATAGTTTCAAGCACAAACTCAACAGACTGAGCTTGAACATAAAGGATGGTTTCAACATCACACCCTGCCCTCTCCAAGAAAGTTGGATCAATCGCAGACTCTGAGTCGAAATAGATTACATCAATACCCATCTTCTGAGCATTTGCAGCGACCTGAGCAGCCATATAAGACTTACCAGTTGCTTCCAGACCTGCGATCTCAGTTACTTTACCAACTGGAATACCAGCCAGTTTCCCTTTGCAAATAATAGAATCTAGCCATCTAGACCCTGTTGGAATCCAATCATTAACCTCAGTTGGATTCTCTTCATTGAGGTTGTGTGCCACGGTCATCCCTGCGCGTTTATTAATCAACTTACGCATGTCAGCCATAGACAACTTGCCTGCCTTAGCCATAGTTTCTCCTTATAAAAAAGTAGGGGGGCTTGCGCCCCCCCCTAGGTTATCCTGCCAGTTCTTTGAGGGCAGCCTCTACATCGTTGGAGGGCTCTGCTTTCCCCCCATACTTTGAAGTCTCGACCGAGACCGATTCTGCATCTACCTCAGAATTGAGGAACTCATCAAGAATGTTTTGCACATCCTGAGTAGACTTCCGCTCGAAAAGTGTGTCCAAGTCTGGAACAGTGGTCACAATCTCCTGACATGCTTCATCGCCATCTTCACATAATGGGGAGGATTTACGTCGTGGCTGCACCTTCGTTTGAGGATACATCATGCCGGGAGCCTTTCCATAAGCAAGAACAAGGTCTGTTCCTTCGCTTGGGTCAGTAATGTCACCGTAGTCTGGATTGAGTACCAGACTGAGAAGGGTTTCGTATACGGTCTTTCCGTATCCCCACACCTTAACACCTTCGGCTTCTTGTCCGCGAACGAGGACAGGAGAGAAGAAGCGCTGGCGAGCAAAGAGGCTTTTTGCCTGTGTTACACTTTCGTTAGACCCTTCGTTGAAGAGTTTCGTAGCGAAGTTACACACAGGACAGTCGTCCCCAAAGTTGCGCTTCGGACAAAGGAAACCAGAATTGTTTCCTAGGTTGTAGTGAAAGTGATGCTCCTTGAAAGGATCCTCGTCTGGTGATGGCAGGATACGGATAACATTTTCCCCGTCCTGTGGTCGCCAGAAGTCAGATTTCTTTCCACCCTTACCTTGAGCAGCACTAAGTTTCTGTTTCATTTTATCAAGATTAATACCCATTTTTTCTCCTTTTAAAAATTATACACACATTATAAAACAACTAATATTCAAAGTCAAGAACTTTTTTCATTTTGTATCTCTGATGTACTCTCAATGAAATAAGCGTATTTGTCTGAGTATTGGGTAGAAAATACGCCATAGGATACTTTTACGTCCTTTTCTTGCGGTGTATCTTTTACTTGGCTCATTATCTTACTCATCAAAGTCTTATCAGTTTTTAGTTCCGTTTCAGGAATGGCATAATAATAGCGCTTTTCCTTTGTATTGTCAAGAGAAAAAAACGGGCTCTCTTCGCCTGTTTCTGGATTTAAGATGCCGAAAGTTGAAATGCGGCAGATGTTTTTTGGATTAGATAGAGTTCCAACGACTGGCTCGGTGTGGTTGAAAATGTTTATCATATGGATTGTCGCAACGATGACTTCGTTTAAACTATCGTAATAGCCCATAATCGGCGCTCCACCTAAGATTTTGTCTACCTGTTGGTTATCAATCGCGTAAAACTGTTTGAAAACACCAGATCTGGCGTATTGTTGCAGGGCACCGAAGACTAAATTAGTTTGTAGTCTTCTGGTATCTGATAGTGTAGCTACATCTGGGTGGATATAGAGGATACTTATGTCACCCTTGCTATGCAATTGCTCCAGCACACGCAGAGCAGCACCAGAAATAATACTAGATCCTGCCACAATAAAAAGTATATCACCCTCAACATCCCGCAGAGCTTTCCCAATCAAGGGGAAATTCTTTTCATATTCCTCGGGGTGGTCATACTTCGGTACGCGGATGGTTGACCCTTCCTCATGGTCGATTGTGATTACTTTGTATTGCGGGTGTTTTGAAAAGGCTTTCGTTAGCTTGTAACCAACGGAGCCAAGCCCTACTAATATATCCATAAGCTCCTCATCTCTCCAAAGTTTCTTCCGCCGGATACATTGGTCAAGAATTTGCCAAACCTAGTATCTTGAAATTCCCAGTAAACCTCATTGATGAAGTCTCCATCCTCGTCTGAGTAGTCCAAGACGATACTGTCATGGATGATAAAAGCTATCTTAGTCTTCTTTCCTTCGAGTATTTTTGATATGATTGTTGCCTTCTCCAATATCAGATCACTACAGGTGCTCTGCAAGAGATAGTTCAATGCGTGATACCTATCGCTCTCTATTTCTCTTTTGTAGTTAGTTTTTATGGACTTACCATTCCAATACTTGTTTACAAGTGCATCTCTGTCATAGAGTCTAGAAAGACGCTCGTCGCTTGAATTAGGATTATAAAGCCAAGAAAAAATCTTCTTCTTTGCTTCTTCTCTGGTTAAGTTTCCATTGAATAATTTGTGAGAGTTGAAATCATGCACATCACGACGAGGCTGATCAATGTTTAAAAGACCCAACATCACTCTCAATTCTGCTGCATTATAATCCAATTCAACAAACCATTGATTATCTGGCTTGATAATCTTTCTGAACTTCTTATCCATTGTCAGGATTGGAAATGAATACTTCTCCGTGGTCAGTCGACCAGTCTTGGTTCCGAAAGGATTATAGTTTATGTGATGTTCTAGTGAGTTGATTTTCTTATAGAAGTCTTTTGTTCTGGTGTCTGCTAATTCATTATTGAGAACAGACAAGTCGATGTTTAGCTTCTGCTGCTTTATGTCTGTGGTGACCTTGGTAATGCTTAGGAGCGTATCATAGTTTTCTGGCTTCTCGTAATTTGCAAAGACGTGATCTGTAATTTTGTTTTTTAGCAAGCAGTATTCTTTAACAAAGCCCTCTGGAACAAGGTCGAAAAAGCAATGGTCGTTTAGCGATACCTTAGAGATTGCAAAGGATTTATAGAACGCTTTTAGCTTTTTCCAGATGCGGTCGTAGTCTTCTTTGAGTTCTGGTGGGCAGACTTTGCCAAGGTCTTCCCCATGACAATATATGTTAGCATACTCTATTTCCCGATCTTTTAGAAAGGAAGCATACTTCCAAGTGCGTGAACCGTCTTCTGGGATTTCTTTGAGTATCTCCCCATCGACGTAGACGCCTACGCACTTCTCTTTCTCATCTAAAGCTTGGAATAACAATATAAACCTATTAGTAGTGTTGTTTCAAATATAATTGAATATACCCTAAAGCTTCAGCGCTGTCAATAGTAAAATACAAATTTTCTATCTTTTTCATATTGGCTCTGATCTTTGCCTCTGGTAGATCGATTTTCATCTCTTTGAGTCTTATCATGAAGTATAACTTGAGAAAAGTCAACATTTCATATTCTTCATTATAATCAGCCTCGCCAATCGGTATTCTTCCAATGGTAATCTTTCTGGTTCGACGAGGACCACAAGGTACCTGCCTGTAGGCATAAGGAAGTGTTGTTACATATTTGTTGTAATAATCATAGATTAGGTTTTTTAATCGAATTACATCCAGTCCAGACACCTCATTGAAATATGAATCGAACATTCTGTCCCTTGAGAATGGCACTGGAGTTGCGCTGACCTTTAAGTCGTGTGTGTGCTTTTGAACTCCTAGGGCAACTCCGTCTAGGTAATCCCAGCCCTGCGCTTCTTGTACAACAAAGTTGATTATTTGATGCCTATGATTATCCTTGCCGGGATTAAATGGGTTTTCAATCACTGTAGTGAAGCCGTTACCGTACTCGTCTATCTCATATTCGTGAATGTGTGTGCCTTTAGCAGTTGTCAATATTGAATTGTTAGTAGAAGGGCCAACCCACTCTTTTGTCGACTCATTTGTTTCTCCATTTCTGATAACTGACAAGAGGTTCTTTAAGCCCTCTTCTGCATATGCGATCATCTTTGGAGAGCCTAGGTTAGCCACTAGGCGGTAAGGCAAGTTCTTATCTACCAAGAATCCAAACTTGGCTGCTGTCATAGCATATGTTTTGAAGTTGACATTGTTGACATACTTCCTGAACAGATCATAACCATCGGATCTATTCTCCGAGCCTATCTCAATACACAAACCAGAAGACCTAGGTCCTATGAACCCATACTGTATCAAGCCTTCGGTTGTAAATGGTATCGTGTCTATAATATTTCCGATATAAAAGTTAAAGAATAACTCCATAAAGTCTTCAATGTTCGTAATTTGTGCATGCCTATTCTGATCTTTCAGGACCTTTGTAGCAAAAGCATTGTAATTTTTTTCATCTAGACTGGCTTGGATCTCTCCGTAATCTTTCCAAGCAGCAGCTATACTAACTCTTTTTTTAAAGACTCCTTCATCGTCTGCGAGCTTACTTCGCAGATTCAAGTTCATATATAACTCGAAGTCACGAAAGGCGTTGGCGACAAAATTAAGAACAAAAACATTTGTGTTATTGTCATCCTTGATTTGTTTTAAGTATGCGGGATCTGGTACAATGAAGTTCTTTCTTTGGTCCATCAGACCATAATATCTATCCCTCTTGGTCCAGAAGTCTATTGGCTCTGGCTGTCCGCTGCCCTTTGGATACAACTTTTCAAACTTTTTCCTCTCTTCAAAAAATTCACTTGGAGACAGGCTATTGTTTAGATAAGGATTTTCTTTGTACTTCTTATAATTGCTCACGGTTCAAGATCCTCTTTTCCGGCTAGGCTTTGATCTGTGCTTTGGTTAGGGTTCTCAGGGATGATAGCGAGTATCTCGTCAGTGCTTATTTTTTGTCCGGGAGACCTTACTACATTCGTGGTTGGGTTGGTAGTGAGACCAGACTGCCAAGCAGCTTCAATTTTTGTCTCCCACTCTCCTCCCGAGTCGTATGTACTTGACACGCCTGTTATTAGATAGTACCCTCCAAGACCTAATTCAGCCGAAATATTGCGACCATTCTCCCCCATCACACCAACTGCTGGCTTTATGGCAATTATCTTGCCGGGAGCGAAAAGATTATTTCCATCCATTGTCACGTTAGCGTTGAATACGTTCCACAGTTCAAGATTTCTGTCATCCCCCTCTTGATTCATATATCTATCGACCATCATCTCCCGCTGACCGGGTTGCTTTACTTTTTGGAATTGAATTGCCCTAGTTATATCTGTTCTGCCGTTTATTGGAGACCTCGGGTTGTCGCTATTGGAACCTCCGAAGTTAAAATGATAGACACCATTTGCATAATCCTCGTCAGTGCTTTGCCCTATGCCAGACAGGACTTTATTCTGAGCGCCATGAACCAACATATAACTCCAGACCTTGTTGGATATTGCAACTTCAGTTGCGCCCTTCATTGTTTTATAATAACTTGGTGCCAGTGCTTGAGAAAAAGCTTCAACAGTTTGTGGATTGGATAAATTAATTCGTCCTTTAATGCCTGATCCTGCCTGCGTAGCGGTCTTAACTGCTTCAACTGGGGACTGAGAGGATAGGCTGTCAACATATCCAAAGTCTAGCCTATTGGTTGAGAGTAACTGAGTTGTCTTTGCTGACACTGTGTGTTGTGTAGCTACACCTCCGACAGCTTTGTTCAAAGCGGGTACAGCTAGTTGATTAACTACTCCGTTTAGAAAGTCCATAAATTGTAACTTTGTTATTCCCTTATCAACAATTGTGGCGGCAAAGAACTGTGAAAAATATTCTAAACTTACCGGAATGTCTGCGAAATTAACTGAAGTTGGGAATCTAAAAGAGCCGAATGCAGATGGTAGATTGCTCATTGGATTGAAACTGTCTATGTAGGAAAAGTTACCCAACATCACTCCAAATTTGTCGTCACGCATTTTTTTGTGCAAATCACCTAAGTCCATAACAGCATCAATTAAATCTCCAAGAAACACAAAGTGTACCTGATATTTATCTCGGGTCTTCCCTGCTGTTGCGGCTCCTAGCTTTTTGTTTAGCCCTTCAGCAATCACTATCTTTGCTTTCTCTTCCGCTGTCTTATCTTCTTCCGTCTTTAAGACAGTAGCTATGGCTATTTCAAGCTGCGTTTCAAGCCCGCTTATGTCAATAGATGACTTTTTCATCTTCTTGGAAGCGTTCAAAGATCTCTGATTTGCCAGAAACAAGGCTGCGCTCTCAGCACTATCATCTTTTCCTAGTTCTTCATAGGCTTGCTTCACATATTTTAGATACTCTTTGGAGTACATTATTAACTTTGATCTTTCTATCTCTATATGGTATATCTTTTTCTTCTTATGGATCTGCTCCATAACCCTAGCATACCGTTGAACTTTATTACTATATTGTATTCTTAGTCTTTCTTGGGCTACCTCTTCTTCGATGTCGCTTAAGGTTTCGTCTAGGGCTGCGATTGATTGTTTTGTCTCCCTTATATCCGACTTCAAGTCGTCTGTTCCGCGAATTCTACTATTTATATCGGCTGCCTCGTCTGAAGCGAGCCATTTTATTCTTGCAAAGCTTCCGGGTTCAGTCCCCCCATACCGTCTTCTTTGTTTTAAAGCAGCATCCGTTATCTCGTTTCTGGCAATAATCTCTCTTTCTATGGATTCTATTTTGGATTTCAATGTCGCTTTTGCACTTATTCTTGCAGCCTTCTTCTCACTTAGCGGGGATGATTTAATCTTTGAATCTACCTCGGCCTTTGTTATAATATTTTTAAAATTTGCAAATATGTCATAATCAAGGGTTTCTGATTGGCGCTCCATAAAAGAGAAGTAACTAAGTGTTAGCTCCATCTCTCCATTTTCTAATATGTTAAGGTCATAATCCTGCATCTCCAACAACAAGCTAATGTTGTTTACCTCTACGGCTGCATTGGCAACATCGCTGATAAAATCAGTTGACAAATCCCTACTAGCCAGTCCTTCAATAACATTTTTAGAAGGAGGGGTATAGCCTATATCAAGCCTCAAAGAGTATGTTTCATACTGGTCTCCAGAAACTATTCTCGATATGGGTCTTCTGCCGTTGGCTCTTCTAATTAAATCCACATATTGAAATGTTTGATCTGGTTCTAGCGAGTCTTTCATAATGTCTATTGTTGGAAAGTCATGACCAATGACTGAGGGGTCAGAAAACTTCAATTGTATTTGAACTTCAACCAACCTTCCTGAGCCGAAAGCAGTCTGGTCTTTTAGATCCCAATTTATATTCATCAAGCCCACACTCTTGTAAGCTGCGTCAAGCACTCCGGGGGTTAAGATATTATTTTTTAACTCCTCACCGAGCAAAGGGATGCGGAGAACCTTTTCAGCTTTGCCGCTGTTATTTCTGACAATCTTATAAAGCTTGAAGTATGGATTCAAGGTGCTCCTCAGTGCTGGAATTCCTCCGAAGTCGACGTACTCTCTTGCTCTAGATCCCTTAGAATAGATCTTTGACACAGTCAGAGATGGGTCTTTATCCTCCACCAAGGTCAGGTTAGAAAAGCCTTGAGGATTTATCTTTTTAGCTTTGGCTGCATACGTTGGAAGGTTGTTGAGCAAGATATTTTGACCTGCTTCAATAAAGTCCACCTTTGCATCTGCTGAAGATAATAGCTGATTTGCTTTTTCTAATATTTTATCTCTTTTTGCCATTACTTTACCTAACGTTATAGTAGTCTAATAATCTTTCTAGTGGATATGGTATAAAAATAACATCACCATATTCTAAATCAGCTTCTGTTGGTTTTAAATTAAAAAAAGCAATTGCCCACCAGTACGATGAATCTCCATAGAATTCACTTGCTAGCTTGTAGTAATGATCGCCCGTCTTCCAAATATGCTTTGTGACTTTGAGTTTGGCAATCTGCTCTGGCGTAGGATAAGACAAGCGCCCAGTGGCATACTGATTGATGGACTTGACTCCCCTCTTCTCAAATACAGACCCGTAGCTTGAGAGGCTGTTTTTAAATTTAAGTCTATCTTCGTATCTATCCGCCATTGTTAACTTCCTCCTCCCGGTTGGAGCACATCGCTAGTCCCCTCGCTACCTTGCACACCTGTACTGACCTGCGCTTCTTTCTGTTCTTTTTCGCTGGTGCCGTTCCCCCCTGTTGGCACGGGGACGGTATCTTCGGCAGTAGGATTAACATTTGGATCCCGCTCCTGAATACCGTAGGGGAAGGCAGCAAATTCCTCATTTCCATTTTGGTAGTCTTGCTGATCATATCCCAAGCTGTCCGTATGCAGGACTTCAAAACTAAGATTGATAGTTATATTCTTGGGGTATGCGTTGCCTGCATTGTCAAAAAATACAGCATCCTGTAAGTCATGATCCAAGCTAACCTCCTTCAAGTACCCGTTGAGTGGACCGCCTGCGCCGTTTGATATCAGATTCATTAGCTTAAGCTTAACGAATGGTCTAATCATTTGTCCATCACCATTGTAAGCAGGATAAGTAAAAGAAACTAGCTTTGCAGCCTGTGCCATATTTCTCTGTGCTGCTTTGTTACTCTCTGCAATCAACATTAAGCCAGTGCTGATTGATCTGATAGTGTTTGAATAAGAAGCAATGTTGTCCATCTTTCCGATTGCCATTGTTTCTGACCAATTGGACTTGAAGCTATCCGAAAAGCTGGTTATGACTCCAGAGTTGAAATCAACAAAAGCAGTTGGTGTCACTCCAAAATACTCCACACTTAGTAGCTTGCCACTGTAATAGCCAGTAAATGACCTACCGTAAGAGGGCTTAAGGTCATTATTTTTGTTTTGATCAAGAAATTTAACCACTTACAGATCCTCCTTTAGGTTATTGCCAACTTTCTATCAACCACCGCAACAACAGCTTGCCCCATCTTTCTCTTGTCTAACTCGACAGTAACATTGATGTCCTTATCGGATGGTCGCGCTAGCACTTCTGCTACTTTTTCTAGTGCGACTATAAGTCTTTCAGGTACTTGACCTCCGCCCATAGCGCCCATTACATCTGCAACTGGTCCACCGGGCTTTGCTGCTATAAGTTGATCTTGCCTATTGATTGGGGTGATCTTGGTGCTCTGTCCGTCGTTCTGGATGACAGCATCATTAACAGGCTCGGCTATTGAAAAACCTTGGTTGTCGGCTGCGGCACTGAAGTCCATTCCTGAGCCTGCACTAGATCCGCCCATGGTCGCGCCTTCATAAGTTCCATACGCTCCAGCGATAGCTACCCCAACAGCGGTAGCAGCCATTGCATATGCACCCAAGGCTGCGGGTGCGAATAGACCTGCTGCTGCTGCTGTTTTGGCTGCCCCGAGCAAGAAATAAGCTGCAATTGCCCCGCCGAGTCCAACTACGAGAGATGCGGTAATTTTCGCAGCCTTCTCAGACATCCCCATATATTTTGTAAGGAAACCGGAGCCCATCTCTATAGCCTGTGATGCGGCACTAAAACCCATCGAAAGACCGCCGACTACGACTGATAAAGCGCCGATTCCTCCTTTTAATTTGTCTACGGCGGAAAGGTTGGTGCTAGTAATATCTGTGTTGTCTGACAAAACTTCACTAAGATTTTCTAATTCTGGGGCGGCTGCTTCGGCTGCTTCCCCGATATCTCCTATCGCGCTAGCCTGCTCTTCGGTAGGTCCTCCCGGATAACTTGATGCCGCCTCTGCCATGGCTGAAAGTCCAGCGGCTGCTGGTCCTGTGTTTAGGGCTATCTGCTGAATTGCTGCTGCTGCTTCCTTTATCGTTTCGGTCAATTTCTTTGCTGCTTTTCTAGCTTGAATCTTTGCGTATATAAAAGCAGCAAAAGAACCTGCGGCTACGACAGCCAATATAGGACCCAAAATTTTTATATTATTAGCAAGAAATTGAATCCCGGTGGAGAGACCACTTATCAAAGGCTCGAATATTGTAACTAGACCCTGAAGACCTGCCATTAGTTTATCTATTGCTGGAACTGCATCTTTAACAATATCGTCGATTGTTCTCGTCTCTTTGTTGAATTCTTCTTGGCTGCTAACTGTTCCATCGAAAACAGCACCTAGAGATTGAACCTCGATCCCAAACTGCTTTGCCAAGAACTGCTGCTCTCTGAAGTTTAGTTCATTGAAAGATTTGCCTGCGGCTGCGAACCCCTTCTGGAGTTCTTTAACCTGAGCGAATGGACCTTCGGCTGCTGCCATAACAACATCGAACGTATTAACGAAGGATCCACCCAAGGTCAAGTTAAGAGAGGCAATTTTGCCAGCAGCTTCATCAAATTCATCAAAGCCTTCTCCAATAGAAAAGAGTGTGTTCCCTAGCTCACCAATATCAAGACCGAGCCTTTTGGCTTCCATGGCTGTTTGGCGGAAGATCTCTGGTCCTCTCTTACCGAAAAGAGCTAGCCTAGGCTGCAATTGTTGAAATGCCGAGTTGTAATCGTTGAATGGGATCCCCAATGCATCAGCAGTTGTTATGAAGCTTTCAATTTCTTTCTCGCTTTGTCCAACGCTCATACCAATAGTGGCCGTTAGAAATTTGAAATTGTCTGCTGTTGTGGTCCCAGAGACACCCAGCTTTTGCATTTTTGCCGTTAGTTCCCCAACGCTTTTTTGCTGCGTATCACTTAAAGTTGTAAAGTCAACAAAGTCCTGTTGCAACGCATTAAAGGCACTCCCAACCTCGCTCATAGAAATTCCCATCTCTTGTAGATTTTGTTGAGAATTCAAAAGCGTAGTGCTAACATCTCGCCCACCACCAGCAATCCCGGCAAAGCTAGATGTCAACTTATCTGTTTCGACTGTCAGAAGAATTACATCTTCAACAAAACTAGCTGCAAGATTTGAAAAAGAAAATAATTCTAGAGCAGTGGACTTCATACCCTCAAGCATCCCCGAGATGCCATCTGCCCCATCACCAAGACTATTTACTAGTCTAGCTGTCGCTGATTGTTGCTTGTTTGTAATACCCAAAAGACCAACTGCATTGGAAAAAATCTTGTTTCCAGCATCAATGCCTCTAATTTTTTCTGCATTGGTTTTTTGTGTCAAAGTGAACTGAGCTTCAAGGCTAGCTAAAATCAGATCGTTTATCTTTTTTTGTTCGCCGTCAGCGCCAAGAGATCGCTCTTTGGCCTTAAGTATTTCTTCAATGGTAGCTACTTGGCTTCTATAGTTGTCTAGGGTGATTCGACCTCTAGCCTTCTCTTCCTCTAGGGATTTTAGTAGTGTCTTTCTAGAGTTATTTATTTGTTCAGTAGTTTCATATTCTTGCTTAATTAAATCTAGAAACTCTTGAGATTGGCGTTGCTGGGCGTCATAAACATTTATTAATTCTTGCGCCTTAGACAGTTCTTCCCCTTTAAGCCTAGTCATTTTGGCTTGAAACTCAACTTGCTTTTCTAGGGCTAGATTGGTCTTTTCAACCAAATCCTCTAGTTCAGCTTGCTGTTGTGGGGTTTTCTCATCTGCCATTTAGGTTTATTCCTACTTGAAAGGCCACTTTATTCCAGTTTCTCTTTCAAAGTTTGCAACTGCTCTTTCTAACTTGTGCCTATTGTTTAGTGTTTTTGGGTCCGTTAAACCAAACTTTTCAAAAGACTGCAAGTATCTCTTCTCGTTACCTAATGCGCGAGCAAAGCTAGTAACTTGCGAACTTGTCCCCTTTAGTCTGAGCGGTACGGAGTCATTGCCAAACAAAGCACCTAGGACAAATTTCATTTGAAATCCCAAGGCGCTAAGATATGATTCATCCATTGTTTCTGGATTTAAATCAATTTCAACTGGCACTAGTTCTTTTGAGTCGTTATCTTTCATGGTACAGTCCTCCGTTATAAATAGTTGTTACTAATAAAAAAATAGACCAAAAACACTTTGGTCTCTGGTCTATCTACTTCTCTTTCTTGCTTTCTCGTATTCTCTCTTTTCTTGATCAAATTGCTTCTGCAACCTTCTTAGGAACCATCTCCTAATTTGGATAGGGAGATTGTAGGATTCAAAAAGACTCCAGCCGCCATGATACTTTAGAGAAAATAACTCTTCGTAAACGCCTTCAATATAATCATTGCTTAGGCCAAAAAAAGTCAGTGGTAAACGGTACCTCCAATACTTGCTCATATCCACAGTTACTGCATTCAAAATGCTGGGCAAGTTCAACGTTTGGTAACGAATTTTTATACTCGGTTCTAAGATATCTAGAATCAATAGCTGGCATATTGTCAATGAATTCTGAGACAGGTACTGCGTTTGAATCCATAGTTACGCTATTGACATACATTTTCATCTGGTCTGTCAACCCTAGTGGGGCAAGCTTGTGCTTCTTTCTGGTTGAGTTAGAAGATACCAACTTTGCTTCGTCACGACCAGTCAAGGGTCTAACTTCAACAACTGCCCCAGTTTTTGGGAGGGTTATAAGGAAGGTTCCGCTTTCTGTCGTATCATTCGATGCATCGTTATAGACGGTAGCTTCATCTAAATCAAACTCTTTTTCCTCCACATTTCCGCAAGATGGACAAGCCACCTTCGCTTCGTAGTCTGCACCGTATCCTGAGATTCTTGTGGCGATCACAATTGCGTTCTTGTCGCCAACCAAAAGATCTGCTATCTTAATTGATTTATCAACAATAACACTCTCTAGAAGCTTATCAATTGCAACACCCTTTTTCAGAAAAGATTGATTGACAAGGATGTCTTCATCTTTTGCAGTCATGTGCCTGATTTCGATTTCAGATTTATTGTGGAGGGCGTGACCCTCGGAATAGAATTTGCCCTTTGAAGGCAAGTCAACTAGCTCAGTTGGTGTAACATATGACATTGCAGACTGTTGAGCCATCTGTTGCATTTCTTGTGGGGGTAATGGTTGGTCGGGAGCTAGGGGGCTACCGAATCGATCTTCATTGTTTCTGCTCATTTATACCTCGTATATTAATTGGAGTCTATTGTAAGTATATAATAAGTTAGAAAAAATGTTAATCTTTTTTATTTGACTATGATGGCTGTGGAGTTGTTGTGCCTTCCTTAGATAATTTGTTTAATCCAGTGCCGAGAAGATCTTGATACATTGCAAAGTCATACTTAACAGTAATGTCAATCCCCATCAAGTCATCTGCTGTATAATCAAACTCGCCCAAGCTGGCTTGAGAGATCCAAGGGTTTCTGAGTGTCCACTTGTCCACAGCACTCCCTCCCGCATTCAACGCCGAAATTTCGAATGCATCAATGATGGATGTCTCTTTGGCAATCGTATTGCTGTTGGTTGTGCTTGGGAACCTATAACCTGAGTTATAAAGCATAGCCATAAGAATATCAGTTGAGTCTGTGGCTAGGGGCTCTACCAAGGAGAAGGAAACATCTTCCCAGTTAACTCTTCCCGGAAACTTAAAAGTGTGGTTAAGGTATGAGTGAGATGTGTCTGTGATTGAAAAGCTAGGTCTAGTTACTTTAGTAATTACCCACTCCTCAAAACTGCTGCCAGCCATTGCGACCCTAAGCTTAAACCTATACTTTCTTTTTGCTTCTGAAGCTTTTGATGCCCAAAATCCGGGGCTTGCTGTCTTTGAGGTTGTTGCCATTATATTATATTTCCTTTATAAAAGTTTTTACATTAATAAATAGTTGCTTTCTATTTTTTAATCTTCAAATCCTGCACCAGAGTTTGTAATTACAAAATCAATCGCAAAGAACTCTACAACTTTAGTTGGCTTCAAGAAAATCTTTGCATAGATGATGTTTTGATCAATCAAATCTGGCGTCGTTGTTGTTTCGTCAAGCTGGACTCTGAATCCATCAAGTCCGAACTGATTCTGGACCCCTGCTAAGAATGGCTCAACTTGAGATGTAAAGTTGGACCAAGTATCGCTAACGTTAGGCTCGAACAATAAGGTTGATGCAATTCTAGAAATTTCCTTCTTTACAAAGATCATCAATCTTCTCACGTTAATCCTATCCAATGCTGATGGAGTTGCTTGCAATGTCTTCTGTCCGAAGATTACAATTCCCTCGTTTGGAAGAGAGGCGATTGGGTTAATGTTCACATCGTAAAGATCATCTCTTTCCTTTGAAGTAAGCTTGCTTCTCACCATCGTCACAGGAATACCTGCTGCGCCTTGCGATAATCCACCTCTAGTGAATCCTGCTGGTGCGAACCATGGTGCTGCAACTTTCTCTGAGAAAGAGAGGGCTCCGAATGCCGCAACTGATGGTGGTGCCCATACTCCACGTCCACTAATTGTGTCTGTGATTCTAACCCAAGGATAGTATGTCGCTGCGTAACTAGAGTTGAGATTTCTCTGTTGCATATTGTTTACAACATCGCTAACGTGTGTTGCAGAAATTCTGCTCTGCTCGCTTTGGTAATCTTCAGATGCAGGTGTGTATCCACCTCTTGGATCGATGATAGCCAAGGTATCTCCGCGACCCTCAACAGTCTCAATCATATGAGTTGTAAGACCTTCGTTAACAATACCGGGAGCAGTAAGGATGTTTCCATCGATAAACTCAGGGTCGGAATACATATCAATTGCCTTCTTTACAGAGTAGAACATGGAGTATCCCGTATCAGTCGCACCTTCAGGGAGTGCTCTGGAGTGATTGAAGGGCTCTTTTTCTTTAATATTGAATCCATCAAACCCTCCATAAAGAGGAGATGTGAATCTATCATATCCTTTATCAAGCACATTCTTGTATGAGCCGGAAGTAGCCGTGATTGAAACTCCGCTTGCTCTTGAGCCTGATGCGTAATAAGCTGGCTTGTCTGAACTCGCATCCATTCTAAGGTCATCCAATGTGAAGTACCAAGAAGTCTCTGTTGTGTTGGCGACGTTGCCAAACCCTGCTGCTCCACCTGCCCCCTTTGGCAAGCTGTAGAGCACATCCAAGTTACTCGCGTCAAAGATCACAGAGCCGGTAGCTCTAGTGAACTGTGCTCCAAAGTAAGCTTCTGTTGGATCCGACAAGTTATCTTCGGCAGAGCTAGATCTAAGGGGAATCATAGGGAATATAACAGACCCTGTGAATGCAGGTGTTTTGGCATCCACTCCTAATTGCACTTTGTTTATAGTTGATCCAGTTGTAGCCAAGAAACAGGATCCTGTACCATAAGCCAAGAAGTCAACTGGGGATGCAGCGCTTACAAATAGGTTGTCATCATCTTGAGTTTTTAATTCAAAATCTTTCAATTTTGTTGGTCCATACACACCGAATGGAAGAAGCTCTGGGTTGATCTGTGCAGATTCAACTGCCGAAGCAACCTCTACACGAACAATCTTGGATACGTTTGGATAAGATCCATACTCAACCAATCTCTTCTTGTTTGTGTCCCACTCGACATACATATCACCAATTTGCTTTCCAATGTAGTTTGGGGAATTAGAGTCGAGTGTAAGATTTGTGTATCTCTCGACATATCTCTTAACTCCATCGGTATCCTTGATATCTCTAATTGCTAAAGTGAAAGTACCATAGGGAGTGCTGTCGTTTCTGGAATATCTGATGTCTTCGATTGAAATCTTGAATTGTCTTTGTTCAGAATCTCCAGTGCTTAATGTGTGAAGTTTGAAAAGCTTTTGTGCAACATTGGATGAAGCAGCTTCTGGGTTGTAAGCAGGGATCAACTGGTTGCCTGTGACTGTAGCGGCGTTGCCATCGTTCCCACCACCCGCTGTGTTTCTCAAGTCTTGTGAGAAAAACCACCCAGTTTGTGCAGCGTTCGTTGCGAATTTGTGATCTCCACCATCGCCCATTGTTCCGCCGCCTAGCTGGAGGATAACTCCATAACATGCCTGACTGGCTGTGATGAATTGTGCTACGTGTCTCTCGTAAGACTGCCCCAAGAAGAAAGTCGAAGTTGAATCATTGCCTGTGTCAATTAAGTTGCTGTTTGTTTTTGTTGCGTTTGTATTAAACACTTTTCTAATAAAGTTATTAGAGGATCGATTAAAATTAAAGACAGCCTCTTTGAGAACACCAGTGGTACCAAGAGAGGCCTCTTTGTTTGCTTTTGTATCGTAAATTCTAAGCTTAAAGTTTTGATTCACGTCTAAAGAATCAATAAGAGCCGAAGAGCCTGAAAATGTTGTCACAATGGAACTATTGCCTGCTCTAGGAGATCCAACAAGTGCCGGGGCCCCTGTTGTAGTGTAGAATGTGGCTGCCAAAACTCCGTCAACAGCCTCGTGCGAAGCCGCTACCTCATTGTTGGGAGCGAGTGCATCAGACGCAGAATTAAACAAGAATAAGCCATATGCACCACCACCAGCGGCAGCTTGAGTGCTGGTGCCTCTTTCTTCCGCTGTCCAACCGGCAGTTGCTGTGTTGTCTGATGTGTCAGCATCTGGGTGCTGATCACCAAGGAGGCGGATGAATGTCAATGCTGAATTGTTTTTAAGCCAAGCTTGAGCAGCGTAGGCAGCAAATGTTGGAGCGGTTGGCACACCGGATCTCCAAATATCGCTAGCTTCCTCGCCTGCAACTGGGTTTCCAAAAATTGTAATAAATTCAGAAAAAGAACTAACTTTAACTGGTCTGTATGCTGGACCTCTCCTAGATCTACCAATAACTACAGGACCAATAGGTGCTGCTATTGCTGGTCTTTGAGAGTTGTCAATCTCTTCAATAAAAACTCCGGGTGACACAAACTTATAATCTCTTGCTGACATTATCGAATTCTCCTTTAATCGGCTTAACTACCATGACGGTATTATTTCTTAAATAAATAGTGTTCGGTTCTTTCAAAGTCCAAAATTATTCTCTATACTTGCCATCCACTCCAAAGTTTCGCTTACTGTCTCCTCCCGGACCACCCGTGACGAGTGGATCGTTGAAAACTGCTTGCTCTCTGCCAATCCGTATTTGGACAGCGTTTTCTCTAACTGAATACTTGGGTGTCTCTTGATTGTCTCCTTCTCCTACTAGGTAACCTAAAACCTCTATAGATATGTCTGTCTCATACCTACGTTCTTCGCCTTCCATACTGGCGATATTGTTATTGCTTTCAAAGCTTGAATTGATAAATGCCTCGTATGAATGACCATCGCGCTCTACAAAAAAGCTATTAACAATTCCTGTTCTCGTTACGAAAGGTTGCACCAACTCATTCATCTGCTGTTGGTATTCAGTTCTTATCTTTATTCTATAATTGACAGAAACATAAACCAATGCAGGAATAGAAATCGTCTCATAAACCACTTTCTCTGTTGGGGTTCTCACAAACTTTGGAGCCACTCTATCATTGTATCTTATGTTAGCAGTTGCATTTGCAAAGTTAGAAGTCTTGTTCTGCTTTATTCTTCTGGCGATTACGATAGATCCGCCTTTTTCTGGCTGGGTCGGTATTGGGAACATACCCCCTGAGAAAGCACCCTTTCTGCCTAAATTCTTTTCAAGACCAATTCTTTCTATAGTTATTGCGGGAAGGATGATGAGACCTTCGTTGTCTCTGTATTCCTTGTCATCCTTTATTTGAAAAGACCTTTCAGCAGACGACCAGACAACCGGAACTTTCTTCCTTCCCTCATTGGTTATTGTCTTTAAGTTGAACTTAGAGTCCATATAATCATAGAGAGCATAATCAATTGTCTCTAGAGTCGAAGGAGCGAACTCTAGATCTTGATCAAGTATAGTGTCCTTTTTTTCTTCTGGTATTCCTGTGTAATTCGACATGCCTAATCCTATAGGGCGTTAAACGTCCCTTTTCTCGCTCTCCTACAAGTTGCTGCAATCTCATACTTGTACTCTACTTGACCAAATAATTCTTTTGGTTCGTTGAGAGTCACAATCTCGTAGTGAAATTTTCCGTATAATATAAAATCACCCTCACGAACAAACAAGTTTTGATCTTCCGTTAACCTTCGCTTGTGAAAGTAAATATTGATGTTTGATCTTTTATCAACACCAAAGGTTGTATTTGTTGATTCTTGACCTTCCCATCCGATTAAAGCATAAACTCGAACAGGGGGCAAGAACGTCTTGTCTATAGCTTCGCCGTAAAGAGAATGAAAGCTAGTTTTTTCCAGACTTATGGGATAGTAAAGCACAGTTTGACCAATGACGCGCTCGATTACCTCGTCATTAATCTGCTTGACTAAATTGCGCTCTTTCTCCCCAGTAAATAAGGGAGGAGGTGGAGCATCAGGTTGTGACCATTTGTTGTCTGCCATTTATTTTATCCTACAAATAGTGAAGGCGGAACGTTTCTAAGTATGTTCTGCGCCGAATCACTTATGCTGCTATCTTGTTCTGCTAGTTTTGGATAGGTTGTTTCGTCTAGCACTGTCTTGAGTTCATCTCTAAGTGCAATCTGCTCTGCCTTTGCCTCTGTGACGAGGGCTGGTCCATTCAAGGTTACACTCTCATTTGGTATTGGTATGGTGGCAAACTTGCTTCTGACTAGCCCTAGCATTTCCTTAGATAGGGAAAGGGCGAATCTTCTAATCCACTGCTTACCAATAGAGTTAATTCTGTCGTATGGTATGTTCTCAAATGGCAGTGTGTTTAAGTTGTTGACACCCTCTACACCGTCATCCAATCCCGCTGTGCTTACCCAAGGATCTTCCTCTACGGTGAACTCCACCCAGTAATTTCTCGGACCTCCAGTGTGTGGTCTGGGGAACAATCTCAAATTGTTGTTCTTAATTTCATAAGAAAAGTGTGATGTTCTGGTATAGATCGAGTCTTCAAATGCCATGGCTTGTGCTTTGTTTTGCCAAGTTGGAATAAGTTCGAATGTTGAATCATCTGAGTATTGACCATAATAAGACAGGTTCCCAACTGTATTCAAGCCACCATAGTAGCCATAGAACCTCCACATTGCCATAGGCGTCTTGTAATAAACTTTCCTGACCGTGATTCTCTTGTCCCCATCTGCTCCAAGCTTTTGGTAGAAAGGACTATCGGCATCTGTTGTTGAGGTTGTGCTTATAATGTTCTGCAAGTCATAATCCTGCTGACCTTGTATCGCCGCGAATGAAGCAGAATAAATTGGAATGCTTCCTCCAATCCCCGCTTCAGTTGATATAGATTTGCCAACTGTTTTTGCATATTGGAAATCAAACTTTGGATATCTTAAGGCAATGTTTGACCCGCTCAGTGAGTGAGACCCGGACATTTGCCCATCACTATCAAAAGATCCCGTGGTTGACCCAAGAACACTCCCAAGCACGTTCTTTGCTTGGTGTATATTAACAAGGTAAGAATATTCCAAGCAAGCTTCTTCATAAGCAGCATAGACTTGGTGCTCCGTGATTTCAATATCTAAAACATCGCCACCTAGCTTTCGGTATGCATAAGCTACTTGATCTACAGCACCAGTTAAAAAGCCTGCGATTGCATGATGAGAGGAAGCCTTATCGACATACACTCCATATGGAAGCGGGTTATCTGTGGCGTTAACATTGTCTATATTTCCAGTTACGGGCAATCTAGAAACGCTAGTTGTGCTTGATGGTGTTAAAGTTGGGTAAGCCATTCATTAAATCTCCTAGACACAAGTGTATCATAGTAATTAGTTATTGGGCAAGGTTAAAGCAGTATAGAAATAAAAAAGCCCCGCCAAATTAATGACGAGGCTCTTTGTTTGTCTAGATCTTACTGGGATTATCCAAGAAGGTCGCGACAGATAACAAGACCATACATATCTGGTCTAACCATCTTCTTGGCGTAGCGTGTCATGACACCCTTACGAGGTACAAAGTCCTCGACACCGAAGATAGTTGGAGTTACTTGGAGTGGGACATATGGAGCGTATACATATCCGCTTTCGAGGAATGATCCACCTTTACGTCCAACAAGAATAACGTTACGTGGGAAGTAAGGATCCACATATACGTCAAACTTCTTACTCAAAGATCCAACATTGACTGCTCCAACAGAGCCGTTACCATAATCGTTTCCAATGCTTGCGCGGAAGCCAGCAGTGAACTCAAGAATGTTAGCAACTTCTGGTGAACAAACAACAAAGTTTGCTCCGCCGCGAAGTGTCTTTCTGTGGATTTGAGCAGAAACATCGTTGATGGTTTCAGCTAAAGTCTCGTACCATTCAGAAACAGTACCAGTGAAGTCAGCACCCATCAAGGACTCGTTGTCCAATCCGCCACCAATCTGAGCACCTGTGTCGCGAGTAAGGAATCTACCCGGACGACGTGACCAGTATTGAGTTCCAGCAGTAGCACCCTTGATAAGGTCCTCAAGAATCTCACGGTCAATCTCAAGAGCAATTTGCTCAGAGAGAATGCTTGTAAGCTCAACTTCTGCATCAAGGTTGTGGTAAGCGCTGAGATCTTGTCCCAATTCTGGAGTCCACTTAGCCTTAAGCTTCTTTGTCTGAGCAGTAACCGCAACGGAATCAACTTTGATGTTGATTTCTGGGATGTCAGCTTCGTTCTCAAGTCCCCAAGTTGGATCACCAACAACGGAACCAAGTGCTCCACCTTGTTGGAAATCATCAGTAATTGGGAAAGTCAAGTCGAGAGGCTGTGCGCCTTCGATGTCTGCAACCCAAGCCGCAATACCTGCGTGGAATTCATTAAGACTAGCTCCAGTGGATGTAGCAGATCCAGTGAATTCAAATACCAATTTGATGTCTAAGTTAGTGTTAGAAGCATCATAAAGGTTACCAGTAGATCCAGAATGCACTGCTGTTTGACGACGAATTTGTCTTACATAAAGACGTTCTCTTTCTTGGTCAGTACCGTTCTTAGCTCCAATTGCAACAAGGTTTTTCATGTCCAATTGAGAGAGATCGGCTGTACCAGCGATTGCAGCAACGCAGACAACAGAGCCAGAAAGGTCTGGGTCGAATCCAAGTGCTTTATCAAGTTCAAAGTCTCCTGAACTCGCGGTACCGTGCAACGAAAGTGCAGAAACTGAGTTATTCTCATCGGAACCAGTTGGGCTAGAGTAGCCGTTGTTCAAGCTGTATGGTCCTTGCTCAAGACCGTCCTTAGTAAGGTCTACACCACCAGTCAACTGGCTACCAACAACGTTCGCACCGTAGAGTGAGCTATCGGCAGGATATCCCGGCTTTGCTGGGCTTGGGCGACTTCCGTCAACTGTAAAGTCGAGGAAGAAAATGAGTCCCGATGGGAGGCTCATTGGCTGAACGCTTACAAGATCGTTAGCGATCAAGTTTCCGAATACACGGCGAACGATTGGAAATGCAACTGCTGCGAAGCCTTCGACATCACCACCAGCCATTGTGCTGGCTTCACGCAACAACTCTTTAGCTTGGTTTTCAAGCAAACGAGCCATGGCGTCTTTTGTTTGGTCACTGTTAAGTCCCTCAAGAAGTCCGGTGTTTTCCCACTTGTTAAGTAGAGCGGCACCTTCTTTCTGGAGATCACGATTAACAATACCTTCTGTTAATTTATCTAAAACTGACATTTTATTGTCTCCTTATAAAGTTAGTTTAAACCTGCTAATCTTTGCATCCTATCGATGCGAGGATCAGTTGGTTGTTTAGCCTCTTTAGTTTGTGGTAACAAAGTAGATTTCCTACTAACCGCCTCGCTAAGTGTTTTTGGGGACTCTTTCTTAGTTCCGCTCACCGTGCTTTGAAGGGTTTCAAAGATTACCTTAGCTTCTTCTACAGACTTGGCATTTGAAATAGCTTCGACAAGTTTTGCTTTTTGTCGCCCATTCAACGAGTCGCTAATCAATGCTTCGTTTGTGTAAAGTAGCTTTGCGTTCTGAACTGAGGTTTTGTTCAAAGCGTCTTTTAACTTGAGAACTACGTCCTCAATGTGTTTGGTGTTAGACTGTAGTGTCTGGAGTTTCTCTTGAAGCTCTTTCTTTTCTGCTTCAAGGGTCTCGACAGATTCTCTAAGTTTTCCGATTTCAACAGGGATTACGTCTTCTCCCTCTGCCTCTTCGTCGATATGTGCATCAAGGGCTTTTGCCTCTTCGTGAGCTTCTTGCTTCTGAGAGTCTGGCATGCCAAGGTTTCCAGATTTTACTGGCTGGAAGTCAAGGGTTAGCTTTTCTGCTAGCTCCTCTACTTGCTCTTCGTCTAAATTAATTTCTTCATCTTCAAACAAGCTGGTTAAATCGATTTCATCGCTTTCTTGAAGTTCTTCCTTTTCCTCACCTTCGAGTTCTTCTTCGGCAAATTCGTGACGGTCGACCATTTCTTCCGCCTCTTCCTCTCCGCCCAACTCTTGATCAATCATTTGTTCAAGCTCTTGAAAATCAAGTTCGATAACTTCTTCGCCGCCAGTCATTGGGGCGTCTGTTACATCGGAGGCTGCCATTGGGATGTTAGCCACCATGTCTTCTTCTTTGATTACCTCTTCCTGATTAAGCATAGTGTCGACTGCTTCTCTAATTTCTTGTGAGTATTTCTCTACAATAGAGGACTCTGCGCTCTTAATTGCAGCTTCTTTGAGTGCCTTAGCATCGACAATCGCTTGCTCTAACATTGATGACATTGTATAATCTCCTAGTATTTGGTCGCAAATAGACGTTTTGCGTCGTAGTAAATAGTTCTTTAAAAACGAAAAATACAAAAAAATAACAACTTAGTTTATGAAATCGCCAAGTTACCTTCTTCGTCCCAAGAAAGATTAGCTTTGTCTTGTAGGAAACTCTCTATAGACATTAGATAAAAGTCCATCTCATTGGGTTGCATCTTCTTTGTTTTCAATTGATTGTAGCACCATTGGATAACGGTGTTAATGACAAAAGCCTTTGGGGCGAACACTACATTGCCTTCGATACGATAACTGGGATCGTTCTCTTCTAAGTATCGAATGATGTCTGTTCTGTTTTTGATTTTCATAATAAGAAAGGTGAGGGCAGAGACCCGTAGATCCCTGCCCTCGGTTTTCAAAAAGGTTTACTTCTTGAGAGCTTTTTTCAAGTCATTGATCTGAACTTGTTGAGCCTTTACAGCCTCAACGAGAACGGAAGTAAGTCTTGAGTAGTCAACTCCCTGTACTCCATCTTCTGCTACGTGAACAGCTTTTGGAAGAACAGCCTGAACGTCTTGAGCGATGAAACCGAAGTCTCTTTCACCGGAATCATTCCAAGTGAACTCAACACCTTCAAGGGACATAACAGTATCAAGGGCAGTGTTGCTCATAGAAGCAACGTCAGTCTTGAGGCTTTCGTCCGAGTAAGTAACGAATGCAGCAGCACGAACTTTGTTGACATTGGCAGAGCCATTAGCAACATCAATAGCGTAACCAGCAGCAGTATTACCCATTTCAAGGACCTGTGCAGAACCGTTGTGGATCTTTACTCTGTCTTCACCACCGTCCCACTCGAAGCGAGCACCAGCAGTGTCACCATAGAATTTTACATCCTTGTTCATGGATCCATCAGACTTGTTTACAGTAAGATCAGTAGCGAACTGTGCTCCAGCAGCAGCAGAGAAGCTGATACCAGATCCACCGCCGAAACCGCCAAGAGTGCTCATACCAGCAGATCCATCAAAGGTAATGGCAGCATTGTTTCCACTGTCAGCAATTGCATTAGCGCCAGCCTTGATTGGTCCAGCAAAAGCAACTGTGTCATCGGACTGAGTACCGAACTGAACATTTCCACCAAGGTCAACATTGAAGTTCAACTTAGTAGCCTCGATTGCAGCAGAAGCGTTAACATCAGCGTTTACAACAGCGCCATCAGCGATCATTGCAGATGTAATACCACTTGCTTTAACTCTCAATGCGTCAGAGTCGATTTCAAGAGAACTGTCATCAACACCAACAGCAAGAACACCAGAAGCGGCAGAAAGTCCGTTACCAGCAAGCTCAGTAGCAACATCATCATGGACCATTCCAGTCTGAACTGCATTAGCAGCAATAGTTAAGGCACCACCAGCAGCGATTGTAGCATCACCAGAAACGTTTCCGAAGATTGAATCTTCAAGATTGGAGAAGGTGATCTTCTTGAGTGTTCCGTCATCAGAGAAGAGCAATTCATCTGCCTGAGCAGCAGCAGCACTTCCAAGAGCAGATTGTCCAGAAATAACGTTATCGTTAAGCATTCCACTTTCAACAGCGTCAGCAGCGATTGTTAAAGCACCACCGTCAGCAACAGTAGCGTCACCGGAAACTTGTCCGTAGTAGTGATCACGAAGACTATCAAGTCCAACTTTCTTCAATGTTCCACCGTCAGAGATCATCAACTCGTCAGCAGAAGCGATGTCTGCGTGAGCTAATTCTGTTTGACCAGAAATAACATTGTCGTTAAGCATTGAGCCTTCAACAGCGTCAGCAGCGATTGTTAAAGCACCACCAGCAGCTACAGTAGCATCACCGGAAACATTTCCGAAGATTGCATCTTCAAGGTTAGAGAAAGTGATTTTCTTTTCAGTTCCAGCATCAGAGAACAAGAAGTGGTCTCCTTGAGCAACGCCAGTTCCACCAAGAGCATCAAGCTCATCAATGTCAAGAGAAAGACTAGAAATGCTGTTTCTTCCACCAGAGAAAGTAAGACCAGCCCCAGCAAGTGATCCAGAAAGACCAACCTTATCAAGAGCAAGAACAACAGAACCAGAAGCTTGAACAGCGAATACACCAGAAGAGGCAGCAAGTCCGTCACCAGCCATTGCAGTTGCAAGGTCAGCGATGCTTTCTTTCTTTGATCCATCGTCAGTTGCATCAAGGATAGCAATGCTATCAGCAGCAACGTCTACAGCAGCAGCAGACAACTCGTCAAGGTCAAGGGACATAACACCAGAAGCAGCAGCAAGTCCGTTTCCAGCAAGCTCAGTAGCAACATCGTCGTGAACCATTCCAGTCTGAACTGCATTAGCAGCGATTGTAAGAGCACCACCGTCAGCGATAGTCGCGTCACCGGAAACTTGTCCGTAGTAGTGATCACGAAGGCTGTCAAGACCAACCTTCTTAAGAGTTCCACCATCGGAAATCATCAACTCATCAGCGGAAGCAATGTCTGCGTGAGCCAACTCGGTCTGACCAGAGATGACGTTATCGTTAAGCATTGAGCCTTCAACAGCATCAGCAGCGATTGTTAAAGCGCCACCAGCAGCGACAGTAGCGTCACCGGAAACGTCAGCGAATACAGCGTCACGAACGACACTGAAATCAACTTTCTTCATTGTTCCGCCATCACTGATAGCGAATTCGTCGTCGTCAGCAAGGTCGCCAGTCATAGCACTTGCCATGTCAGCAACGTTAAGTGCGAAAACACCAGAAGAAGCAACAAGACCGTCACCAGCCATTGCAGTTGCAAGGTCAGCAATGCTTTCTTTCTTAGATCCGTTATCATCAGCGTCGATGATAGCGATGCTATCAGCGCCAACGGCAACAGCAGCAGCAGAAAGCTCGTTGAGGTCCATTGAGAAAGTAATTGTTTGTCCAGAAGCAGTGGTGTCAAGACCAGTACCGCCAGCAATTGTTAAAGTTTGACTATTTGAAACAGTTCCAGTTCCGCTGTCTCCAGCGATGTCAAGAACAGAGTCAAGGTCGATAAGGGACGATTGTCCCTCGTTTTGTAAGTAAAGTTTTGAAGCGCCAACAGCACCAGAAGCAAAGAGATAAACTCCTCCGTTCGGGGCAGCAGCGTCAGCAGATCCAGAGTTATTCTGGAATGATGCAAACTTACCATACTGAGAAGTAGTAAAAGCAGCCATATGTAAATCCTCCTATAGATTTATTAAATTTTTATATTAAATTAAAGAAAAAGCGCCAGAAGGCGCTCTTAAGCACAAACTTTGTGCTCATATATAAATAGTTTTGAGGATCAGATTTAGGCGAGGTAGGTGTGAATTTTTCTTTGATTTTGCCCTAATTGCTTAAAAGCAAACAAGAAAAATATTAATTTTGACCATCACCATATGTGGACACGTTTATTCCAGAGCCCGTAAGTGCATACATATCAGAAGCTGGTACTCCAGTAAGTTCTGCTGCGACTCCAAAAATACCGCCTGCGAAGTTTCCGCCCCCTCCGGCATAATCGTTGGTTGGGAATGGGCTAATGTAAAGCTCTTTGCATTTAATATTCAGCTCAATAGATCCAGTTTGGCACCCAACAATAGCAAAGTGAACCCCGGTAATTGTTGCTGGTGCGGTGGCTTTAGGCGAAAAGTAAACAGCGAGATCTGCGTCGTTAGAAAAATTGTAAATCGTAACCTTTCTTGTGACAGTTGGAAACTCGACTTTGTATTCTTTTGAATTAACATAGTTTTTGGAGGTTTCCGCAGCTATAGCTGATCCGGTTAAGTAAGGCTTTCCTGCTACTTGATATGCTGCTGAATTTCCTAATCCACTTGCTCTTGGGCTGTATGTCGACATTTTATTTTCTCCTAGTCTTTATATTTAGCATCGTAATCTCTTTGGAGCTTTTTAATTACTCTATTTCGCTCTTTTTTCTTACGACGACGTTTGTCTGTTGGTTTCTCGAAGTACATATGTTTTTCTCGCCATTCGTCTTGAATGCCTTCTTTTTTAACCTTCTTGATAAATCTCTTGATCATTCTCTCGGGAGACTCATTCTTTCTTGGCTCAACTTCTACATGAACTGGTTTAGCTTTCTTTCCCATTTTATACCTACTTTAGTAACTGTTCCCAAGCGCTAGAGGCTCCCAACAGGCTCGAAATATCGACGCCGGAATCGCCGGGGTCAACACCTTCAAGAGCTGAAGAGGGTGTAGCGGCTCCTTGTGGATTGCCGCCTTTCTTCATCGGCGTAGTTCCTTCAAAAATGTCCACTCCCCCAAAGGAAGACTTGCCGATAGCATCAAGCATCTTTTGTTTTGATTCTGCCAGCTTTTGGCGCTGTTTCTCAACGGCTTCTTGGCTAGCCTGCTGTGTAAAAGATTGCTGAGTTGCAACTGGAGTTTGTTCCGTCTGGATTGTGCCAACTGCTTTTACGACCTCGGAAATAACGCTTTTGAGTACGCCCTCTTCTACGAGAACCTCCTTGACGCTTTCTTTAATCATTTGTTTAAACTCACTCTTCTTCATTTTAATCCTTTACAATATCGTTTAATAATCTGTTGATCTTATCGGCTTTTGTCCACATATTTGGCTCTTTATTCTCTTTCATCATAAAAGCACCAGTTGTGGATGGTTCAGAAACCATATCAAAGCAAATCAACTGAAAGTCATCATTAACTCTGGCTGCGCCATTGTTTTCATCAACAGTGCCCAAGCCACGAGAAGAGATGCCTACCTGACACCCACCTTCAACTAGTGCTCTAAGGGTTTTGCCTGCTGGTGTGTCTAGGACTTTAATCTTTCCCATGACATCTTTACCCTCGAACCACACCTCTGTGACTAGATGGGAGGCATTAGCGAGATTAACGATAGACGATTCCGGGTGGTCTAGTTCGCCCAGTGCTCTCTTTTCCTTGACAAGTTTCTTGTAATTGTCTACTTCTCTCTCTAAAACTCGCATAGGATAAACTCTGCCATTTCCGTTTTGTGCTTCTGCCCTCTGCATCACACCTGAAAGAATTAGCCCACCATTTGCGACGTAACGCTTTTCGTCTTCCGTTAGAAGATCCTGACATGTTCCACCTTCACATAGTTGATAAAATTCTGTTAATAACATCTTACTCATAATAATAATCCTTTGACGGGCATCACCCGTGCGAGCTAGGAGCCTCTACAGCAGCGTCTGACTGGTTGTAACATCCATTTCGCATTCATAAGAACCTCCTTTACTCGTGAATATTGTTAATCTTTATACCACTATCGCTAATAACAACGTTTAAAGCATACGATGTAGCCGAGGCTACGCAACTCAAAATCAGTAAATTAGCGATATTATACTCAAAATTAAATAGTTCTGTTAAGCCATTTATGCCGAACAAAAATGCGCCGACCCAAAAACCCGTACACATTGGGCAGTGGATAAGTGCCCCAAACCAATCAGATTTTTCCATAATCCAATGGCGTTGGGTCTCAAAAATTGTTCCGTAAACTAAGATCTGGGTCATACCCCAAGAGGCGAGAATAAAATATAAAAGATCCATTTAATACCTATACATTCCTGCTAGTCCATAATAGTAGCCCGGATAACCCGGACTTAGTGTTCCCTTCTTTTCTTCTTGGGGAACTTCACCGAGTTCGGTGCTGTCTTCTTTGTCGGGATGGAGGAGCCTTTCATCTTCTACATCATCAACATACTCAAACGATTTTATGTACCCTTGCTCTTCTTGCATGAAGTTTGCAATGTTAAAGAGCACTATCTCAGTTAGATTATCAGCGCTACCATCTGTTGGGTAAGCGCCCTCCAGTGCTCCAAATACATTAGATCCCTTTACGCTCTCAGGCAACACGACGCCCTTTCTGAAAAGAAAATCAAATAATCTGTTCTGGCTTTTGTATACCAACTCACCAAAGTCCTTCTTTGTGTAAGCAGTGATCTTGCCTTGCTTCTCGTCTAAAACAATATCCATATCAATGTGATTAAAAACCATAATCTGACCAGACAGAGAACGCTTTATATCAAGATTCTTGATTTCGCTCTCCATCACGTCTAATGGTAACTGATTTTTAATGCTTATTTTAATACTCATTTTAGTTTTTTATTTCCCTAGCCAACTCTTGAATCTTCAAGATCTTTTTTAAGTCTCCGTCTTCTAAAGGCTTTTGGCTGAAAGTCTCTAAAAGCCCCAATACTTGATCAGCCTTTTCAGTCATTTCATCATCTTCTACAAATTCGCTAGTATCTTTGGCGGTAGATAGCTCTTCTTTAAGTCTTCCAATCTCTGTGTTCAAGTAGATCTGAAACTCTAAGTCCTCACCAACACCAGAGGCAATAAATCTGGAGAGTAATGTCTTCTGCTCTTCTAGGAGACCAGTGTATTCGTTGTTGAATCTCTCAACGAAAGATTTAAACACAAGGTTGTCGATGTGCTTGAGTTCTTTCTTTTCTACCCCTTGTGTGCCCTCGACCATCAACTGAAGGGCTTCTTCTTCCAAAAGAACCCTTTGTTTAGCTGAGAGGTCTAGATTGTTAAACACTTGGTGAAGTGTAGCCAAGTTTTTGTAGTTTGGAACAAAAGTTGTGAATACATCTTTGGAAAGCTCTTTATTGATCTTGGAGATCATTTGGCTTTGCTCTGCAAAGATTTGTTTTTTATTAAGCACTGAGTATTCAATCTTGGACTCGGAGAGAATCTTCTCTGCGATAGTTACTTTAGTGTCCTTGGTCTCCAAGATATTTTTGTAAATCCTCACTTCCCTACCCATAGTGGTATTTGTGTTAAAGTGTTCTTTTACAATACTCAAAATAGTTTCTCTTCTATCTTGGTCTTTTTCAACAGTAGCCTTTGTTAGTTCTCTAACGAGGGCTTCGTAAAGAAAAATAGTATTTCTTTTCTTGTTGTGCTTAATTTTCGCTGACATCTTTCTTGGTCTCCAGTTCCGTAATCAATGCTTTTACTTCGTTGTT